TAAGACCCTCCTTCTCTATCACTCGGCAAGTTTGGCAAAGTAACTCAGAGCATCGTCATCATCTTCACTGGAAGAACTGGTGATGTCAGTACTGTTGAAGTCACGTCCCTCACTCAAAGAATCTAGTTCATTCTTCATGGACTGAGGCACGGGATTGTAATCACCACGGTTCTGTGCGCGGAACTCTTCTTCCTCTTCGACCGTCTCTTGGTCTTGGAACTTAGGAGTGCCCTTGGTTCCAAGAACATATCCAAGACGCTTCTTCAGATCATCATAGGACTTGAATTGATCGGGAGCAACAAACTCTTCAAGAGAATACTGTTGCTTCCAGATACCTTCCATTGCCTCATCATCGTCAAGAAGGGCAGAGACTGCGGCAAACTCTGAAGAGTCATAGTTACGATAACCTGCCACGTTCTTTGCCTTCAGCTTGAAGTTGGCACCTTGCCAGAAGTCGAACGGATCGATTGCTTCCTCGTCCTCAAACTCAGGTTGCATGGCAGCAGTCAGTTTGTCAAAGATTTTCTTGCCATACTTGTACAAGAACACCTTACCTTCGTTCTCGGGATTGGCAGGATCCTTCACCACATAGATGTTAGAAACATAAGTCAGTTTACGCTTCTGCTTACGTGCCAGATCCTTACCGGCATCGGTGCCGTTGTTCCACAGAGTGGTATTGTACTCAGACACAGGATCCTTCTGACCAAGAGTGGTCAGTGAATTCTCAATGTACCATCCGCCAGGACCCTGGAAGGCATGAGAGTACAGTTTGACGAACGGCAGATCTTCACCGTTCGGGGCAGGCAGGAAACGGATAACTGCATAACCGTTACCGCTCTTATCAACCTCCAGTTTCCACAGGCGCTCATCGCCGGAACTGTTGGTATTCATTTTTTCGACTTCCTTGACCAGTTTGGCAGTCAGGGAGCCCAGTTTGGATTGCTTCTTAAGATCAGCAAAAGACATTAGGATTACCTCGGATTTAGTTGGATTTGTCGGATTGACTTAGATATTATAGCAAGGTTGCTCTCAGGCGTCAATATAATCCTTGAGAGATTGAACAGTTTTTTCCATAGTCGAGAATAATGTGTTCATATCCGTATTTGGTGGGAATCCCATCAGAACAACGGATTTTCTCAAATTCTCTTTCATTTCAACGGCAGCAGGATCATCAGATAAAGACAATCTTGTGTACATAATTTTCTGTTTTTCAAGAAGATTTACCATCATATCGATGTGTTCTATTTTTTCTTCATTAGACATGATACCAAAACTCATGGCAGTACCATAAATTTTTTCTTGAAGATCATTAATTTCTTCTAATGCCTCCTGAATAATTTCAGAATTAAAGAATTCACTCATTGACTATTTTCCTTAAAAGTTTTTTGTAATGGAACACATCAATATTTAGGAAAGGTACATATTTTTTGATTTTTAGACTGACGGTTTCCCACACAGGATCATCTAATTTTTTATCAAATTTTTCACGAAAAGAAAAAATCTTTTCACAAATAACGACATTTTCAATACTTACGTCTCCTGCCAAATATTTTTTTAGGATTGGTGGATGCCCTTTGGAGCAGTTGAAGACATTCTCCAATTCGTTTTCCGATAACAATTCGTTCATTTGTTCTTTGAACAAGTAAGTCAAACTCTGCTGTCGTTTCATCCACTCGGCGTAGTTTCTTTCTCCAGAATTGATAATTTCTCCGATCCATAGGTTTTGTGGGTTGTCTGCAGAAATAAAATTTGATACTAGAAATTGTACAACTTCATTGTCAGAATACTTTCTGGAAGTTTTTTCAAACCAATACTTATCTTTTCTTTTATTAAAAGACGCTACGGTAGCTCGTGTTTTAGCACCATAGCGAAAGAAATCATATTTTGGATTTGTAAAGTGATTTTTGAGTGACAAATAATGTTGATAGGTTTCAAAGGGAGTCACGGTCATAAGGGCAATTTTGCTCTCGATGTTTTTTTCATAAAGTTGAGTTGTGTGGCATCCCACTTCAGTTTTTCTTTCAGTGGTTTAGATACCAACTTAGTTACGGATTCTATCTCAAGTTCATTGATTTCACAATAGTAAACAATGGCATCAATATAGTTCATCTTCTCAGATGAAACAATACCTTCAATTTCCTGAGCAAATTTTGATGGAGTTAAAAATTTCTTTTCTATTTCTTTTTCTAATTCTTTATTAGGTTCCATAGAGTTCCAGTTTATCTGCAACAAACTTTCTAATGTATTGGGTAAGAAGTTTGATGTACTTTGATTTGTCTCGTTCTTCATAGACGACGCATTCTCCATTTTCGCAGGCCATAATAATTACAAGTTTTTTGACAGAAATTCCTGTCAGTTCGTACAGCATACAACCATATGCCATGCACTGTACAAAATAGTGTTCGATCCACTCTCGTGGTTTCGGTTTCTTGGATGTTTTGAAATCAATTATTGCTAGTTCGCCTTCATATTCGGCAATACAATCAACCGTTCCGGCAATACCAAGTTGTTTACTATATAGGGAACTTTCCAGAGCATGAATATTGTCAATCTTGTTTAAGTCTGATCTGGCAATATCAAACAAAAACTTAGAAATAGGTTGAACCTCTGGAAGTTCTGGAATATTGAGAAGATAGTTTTCTGTTAGTGAGTGCATGTCCGTACCACGACTGGTTGCTGCCTTGGTAATCTTATTTGCTTTTTCTTCTCCTACTTTTTTACGCCATTTGACAAAAATCTCCTTATTAAAATGACTGGTCACCGAAGTGATAGAGACCAGTCGAATAAGTTCTTCGGCATCGGGAACTTTATAGTATCGTACCCCATCAATCGTCTCTCGATCTAATTTCGGGAGACTAATATCAATATGATTAAACATTAAAAACCTGCTTCCATTTTTGCTATAATGTATTCTTTGACTAATCCTGAACGAACGATATCCTCTACTCCAAATTCTATTATATCAAAAGATTGCATTTTTCTCAAGATGTTCATGAAGTCAACAATACCATTTCTATCATTTGATTTGGTTAAATCAGATTGTCTGGCATCTCCACAGAAGCAGATTTTTGTATTTTCACCAACACGGGTAATAATAGAATCCAGTTCATGAAAATTGAGATTTTGAAACTCATCAACAATAACAATTGAATTATCAAGTGTTGTTCCACGAAGGAATGACGTGCTCCAGAACTTAATTGTATCTTGCGATTTGAGATTACCATAAAGCATTTCAAAGTCTGCATCACTAGGCATCTGGAACATGTACTTCACCATATTCTTATAAGGAATCTGGTAAATATCTGCCTTATCCTCATGATCACCTGGAAGGAATCCAATTTCTCTGGTTGCCACAAGAGAACGTACAAGATAAATTCTTTCATATGGAGTGCTCTCGGAAAGAACATCCATCAGTGCATTATACAGGGTAATAAAAGTCTTACCCGTTCCGGCACAACCATATGCCACAATGTGCTTTCCTTCCTTATAAGAGTCAAAAAGTCTCTTTTGATTATCAGAAAGTGGATCAATATCTACAAGATATTCTTGACTCAATGGTTTTTTACGCTTCATCTGCTTTGCAGTGAGTCCAACCCCAATAGGTTGTTCTGCAGATGCTCTTTTTCTTCTTGCCATGATAGAAATTAAACCTTTTTAATATTTGAACCTGGCATTTTCTGTACCTTTCCAAGCACATCATTCCAACCTGGATTTTTCTTGCGAAGTTTATCCTTCCATTCACCAACTTCACCAAAAGCTGGTGCATTTTCCGGAGTATAGTATCTCTCCCATTCAGGATTACTTTCTTTCCACTGATCCCAGTCATGAATGCTCATTACAACATCTTTCGTTTCACCAGTCTCTTTATGCTTTACAGGGTATGTCGCCATTGTTATGAATTCAATATAACGGTATTTAGATCCACTCCAGTGCTTCTGAAACAGACGGGAACTGCTCTTTGAACACTTCCTTACATGCCAGTGCAACATCCATGTGCTCCTTCTGAGTGCCGTTTGCAGACCTCAGAGTTATATAATGGATCCATGAGCGACATGAGCCGGTCATGTAAATTTTTGTGGGTGTACAGAGTGGAAGCACATTTCTTGCACATTCCTTTGCCACTCCTCGTTCCAACATCTGTTTATATAATGCCATAGAAGAATCAAACAGAGTCTGCATCTGCAATTCTAGATTCTGCATTGTAAATGGATCAAGATCATCAATAGAGTTTTGACGATTTTTATCGTCTTGACGACGAAGTTTTGGAAGAGGAATACTATCACTCAGCATAGAAGAATCAGCATATCGTTGTGAAAATTCTTGATATGTAAATGACCTATGCCTTAATATTTGCGCCGCAATTGCTCTTGTCGTAGAGATTTCAAGAGTCATATAACTCTGCTCAAACACACTCCAGTGATTGTGTTTGATGCAATACTTCAGAAGTCCAGAATACTTTTCATTATTTTGATTTGATGGATTGCTCACACGGGCAACATATGCCATCGTCTTTTCCGCGTCAGGAGTAATACTAATAAGTTGTACTGTCATAAATCCTCAGTCTGGGTAACCATCATCGTCATTAAAAATTTCATCATAATCTCCATATTTAGATTCTGGAGGATCGTCAAAATTTTCTCTCTTATCGATATAAGCATCAGTATCTGAATAGACCTCAGCTTTAAGAGAATCAACTAATAATTCTAAATTTCTAACTATTAGTCTAAGTCTTTCTTTTTCCATAAGAAATAGAATATAACCTTACTATTTTACATAAAAAACGAGGGGTAGTCAACCCCCCGTATTAAGTAAAATTTTACAAATTCTTTTACAAGTTCCTTGGTCTTCATCGCACTCAATTAGACAATCGAAGTAATCATTTATCAGATCTAACTCGTCATTACATCTGTCTACGGTTTCCTCAAAATGATGCCACTCTGCTAATTGATTACGAGATAGTCGATCATGCATTTCATCTCTCGCAATTTGATGTTTTTTATAACAAAAGCATGATTTTTCACTTCATATGCTTTTTCCTAATTCTATATTATATAGTTCTGTTTGTGTTAATTCACTAACATTTGTGTCTTTGTTACTTAAGTACAAAAAAAGAGAGGTTTCTCAACCCCTCTTAAGAAGAACGAT